ATCTGCTTTAATAGAGGTGGCTGACGTTCCTCAACCATCGTACTAAGTTCCGTGTTGCGTTCTTGTAACTCTACAATCTCCGCATTGATCTCTTCGATCTTCTCCTCTTTTTCCTTACGGTATGCGGTGTTTACTGCATTGAGATCACGTAGATATTTCTTCTGTGCGTTGATCTTGGTCTTGCACATTTCTAGATTGTGATTAGATGTCTGGATCTCATCTTTAAGAATACTCATCTTCTCTTTGAGTAACGAGTTCATCTTAGAGAATACATTAATGTCTAGTAGATCTTCGATGACATCACGTCTTGCACCCCCAGACAATTGCATGAATGGTACAAAAGAACTTGATCCCAGAACAACAATCTGGTGGAAACTCTTGTGAGTCAACTTTAGAATGTTCTTCTCTAGAACCTGTTGATATTCCTTCGCATGTGAGTTCTGATTGATCATGTTCCCACCTTGCCATATCTCAAACTTATTAGGTTTGATCCCACGTACAATTTTGTACTCTTGAGAATTGACAGAGAACTCTACCTCAACAAGTGTACCTTTGTTGTTGATAGAATTGACCAATTGATTTTTAGATACCTTGCGGTGAGGTTTTCCAAATAGACCGAACGACAGGGCATCCAACATCGTGGATTTGCCTGCGCCATTATGTCCAACCACAAGAGTTGTTGGGGAACTAAGAAAGTCTAACTCAGTAAAGTTATTACCAGTAGACAGAAAGTTCTTGAATCGGAGTTTCTGAAATTTAATCATAGGGTGGTATTATACCATATTCATCATCTATTGTCAAGGATTAATCTAGTGTGCCGTCCTCGTACCGTCCACACCAATTACACGAAGCACCCTTCTCAACTTCAAGGGTAGTCTTCTCAACTGGACATTCACATATCCAACTTTCAAACTTAGACATCACATCAGCCGCATCATCGACTGCCGTCTTCTTACCGAAGATCGAATCATAGTTATCCATGTATTTCTTACTAGGGGCTTTAGACTGGATACTATCTCCAGTTACATCATTCTTAGTTGGCATTGATCAACTTACCGCCTTTATCAGAAACTTCTTTCACCACGTCTGCGAACATACCTTTGTTCTGGTGACTCATAGACTGATAGTTTTTCTTATCTCTTCGTTTAGAGATCCCCGCCTTCCTCATAAGTTTTGCTTTCTTTCCGTTCACTATGCTACCTCCACATTTTCTGCTTCTTTCATTAAACTATTTATTTCTCGTTTGATCCGATTCTTATCTAGATCCGTATTTATATTGTCAACATATTGGTTGACCAAAGTAGCAGTATCGTCAACCTGTAAGTTGTCGTCACTTACTGCACCACCCCTAAACTCTGAGAAATCCTCTGCAATCTTTAGTTCGTGTATCTTCTGCGATTGTACACGATCTACGAATCTTTCAAATTTATATGGATCTCCTTTGTTTACCACAATGATCTTAACAAACTTATCATCAAGGTAACGCATATCCTTAAACTTGAAGTCATCGATCTTCTCATGATCGTAGAAGATCTTCTCGTGTATTGTAACAGGATTATGAACTGGTGTCAACTCTCTTGTTTCAGTATCAAGTACATGAAAGTATTTCTTGTCATCACAATCCGACCAGAAGAACTCCATCTGTGATCCAAGGTAATGAATATTACCCTGTGATGAACGAGTGTGGAAGTGACCAGACAGAACCAGATCAAATCTCTGGAAAGGTGCCATCGACATACCACCGTGACACGGAATACCTTTAGACATCTCGAACCCATCCAACTCTAGGTGAGCTCCTACCACATCTGCCTTACAGTTCTTTAGGAATTCTAAAGTCGCAGTTTCGTTTTCCTGATTTATCCAAGGTACTAGTGCCATGTCCATCTTACCATAACGCATGACAGTGTTCTCAAGAATCACATTCACTTCATTCATATAGTGACCTTGTAATTCTTTTAATGCATTTAGTTCATTGGTATTCTTAAAGTAAACGTCATGGTTACCCACGATGATATCCATAGTGATACCATACTCACGCAACTTTTCTAGAAAGATCTTACGGTTGTGTTGTAGTGCCTTGAAATTGATTGTCTTACGGTTGTCGTAATAGTCACCCAAGTGTACAATCTGTTTGATATCGTTCTCTAACAGATATGGGAAAAAGACATCCCGATAGAACTTTTCTTGATAGTCCATAAAGATGTCTGACGAATTACGGATACCGCAATGCGTATCATTTAAGATCGCTATTTTCATAATATACCTATCGCAATTTGTAAAATATACTCGACATTATACCACACTGGCAACATAATGTCAAGTATTCTAGTCAGAAAAATGTCCTGTCAAATCTGAGTCAACGTTGACCGCACGTCTCTTACGTTGTTTCTTTTCTTCCTTTGCGTATTCTTTAAAGTCTGCATCTGCGGTCTTAACAACATCAATCCTCTGTCTGAGTAAATCAACAAATGGTAGAACATTACTGTAGTCTCCCATCTTGTCTTCATCTGATAGATCTATGAACTGTTCGATTCCCGCCTCTGCGATATACTTCATCTTGATATCTTGTTGACGTTTCTCACGTTGGATTCTACGTAGAAAGGCATACCAAGTAATTTGAGTAAAGTATGCGAACGCATTGGGTTTACCAGATCTGGTTGCGGCCTCTAGATTATAATTCTCGATTGCTTTTAGACAGTTCTCCACCGCATCCATCACCATCTCCTCACGGTAGGTGTATCGGACGAAGTTTGCCTTATGTGATAGACCTTCTGCAATCTTTAGAAAACATTCCGCAACATAATTAGGAACGACAGGTTTCTCCTTACCAGCCTCCTTACACATTCTTGCATGACTAACGTAGGTTACAACTGCCTGTGAGAAGTCAGCATTATTTACGTAATGGGGTTTTTCTTTTGGTTTCATTTTATATATCACTCCTAATATAACGTACATTATACCACATTTGGTACTCTGTGTCAACTATAAAAAAATTTAATTAAACGCTTGACAAAAGTTGCCACTGCCTGTATAATCAAAGCCGTCTTTGCCCCGCTGTGAACATACGATTTAGTGCATGGTTGGAAACTTGATAACATTACTGTCACTGTCTCCACCACCTTCATCATTATTGTCGTTGGACATCTTATCCATGAGTTCATCCAACATAGAAGTTGCAACCTTAGCCGCTTCTCTCTGTTGATCGTAGTCTTGTCCAGTCTCTATCTCTTCGATCGTCATCTTATACTGTTGTAACATCTGAGGCATCGGATAAGTTACTGCCACTATGGAAGGCGATTTTAAAATTACAAAAGTTTCGGGATCATCCATGTATGTCATGAATGTACGGAATGAGTGGTATCTAGTTTTATCTGGTGCAATATCCGTTTGCAATTTTAATGCACGTCTCATAACAACATCGTAATCATCCTCTTCGATAATTTCGGCGAGAACTTCTTCTCCTGTTACAAGTTTTAAATGTTTCACTGAATAGAGATCTAAATCACTCATCATTATGTCCTTTTAAATTTATAGGGTAGATCTTGTATCTGAACCCCTCTTTAGTATATATCTTAATCCTTTCTGCACTATGTTTTAAAGTAAAGTTTTTGTAACCTCTAGTATGTAGATCGTCTGATATATCATAAAGCTTAGTAGTACGCCCATCGTCAGACTTTCGTAACCCTCGGCCGATAGATTGAAGAACCTTAACTTGTGATTTACTTGGAGAAGCAAATATGATATTATGGAGATTCCGTATATTAATCCCAGTAGAAAAAGTTCCAAGTGAGGCAACAATGATAGCATTTTTTTGTCCTTCTACGATTCCTCTTATCTGTTCACGGTCAGTCGCATCAACTTCCCCCGACACATAAAAGACCTTACGATCATCTTTTACTTTTTCTTTTATTTGATCGTAAAGTAACTTCCCATGTTTTTCAACAAACTGGAATAGTACCAGAGTGTTCCCTTCCTGTGACATTGCAAGGTTGGTAACGAATCGCAGTCTATCTGGATTGGTCACAATGTAGTCAACCTCTTCCTGATATGATTTGTCTTTCATCATTTCACAGATATCGTTATGGTATCGCAGTAACAGGACAGATATGTCCAGTTCTGCCAAGGTTTGGCTCTCCATCAGTTTTACGGTGGTAGTCACCGTGAATGTGGGGCCGAATAAACCTTCTAGTACCAATTTGTTTGTCTCAGTACCATCTAATGTACCAGTCGTACCCCATCTATAAGAGGCATTCACACACTTGTCCATCATTGTGGATAGAGACTTCGCCTTAAATAGGTGAACCTCGTCACCGAATACAGAATCAAACTGAGTAAACCACTCTGTACCGAATCGATAGATCGACTGCCATGTAGAGATGATTATTCGTTTATCAGTCTTCTTCTCCTTACCCGAATAGATACGATGTGCCTCGTTTGCAACATCCATACCGTAGTCTTCGAAATCCTTATACATCTGTTCCACTAGACTTGTTGTAGGAACAATAATCAGTACCTTTCTACGAGTACGTTCTAGTACCCATTTCATAAGGTTATATATGATAAACGATTTACCACTACCTGTAGGTGACAGTAGAAGGGCCCTTTTGTTTTCTATACCATGTACAATTGCATCGTACTGGTAACCACGAACATCGAACGGTGCATCGTAGTCTTTTATTTCTTTCATGAGTGTGGGATGATCAACCTTATTCTTCATAGCAGGGTGACCGTAGACTTCATGTTCTACTAGTTGTAGTGGATAGAATCTGTCCGCACAAAACTTTTTAAGGTGAGTATAAAGTCCAACAGGTAATGTCTTGGTCACCATGTTGTATAACTTTATTTTACCGTCCCATCTCCGTGCTTTAAATGCAGGCATGAAACGATAGCCAGGAACGAAGAACGAGAAGTAGTCTCGTAATTCCTGACTTTGATGTGCATTACACTCGACTGATAATAGAGAGTGGTTCTGCAATCCTATGCGAATCTGGTTATCCATTAAGGGTGTGATTCAACTCGGTGTATCCACCAACGTAACACCAAGTCTCTCCTTCTACAACGAAGATCTGTGGTACAGTTCTGAACTGTGGTATGCCAGCGATATCCGTAAGTCGAGTCATCTCTTTAGGATTGATATCCATCATATCACGATACTCGTAATCCAATTCTTTTCTTTCCAAGAGATTTTTTGCTTGGGTGCAATACCCACAGTGTTGACCACCTAATACAATATATTTCATTTTATGCTCCCGCCTCAAACTGTTTCCATCTGATCATGTTACCGATCGTTTGATGTCTCCAGTTTAGATTATTAACAATTTCATTTAATGTATCTATAACAGTTTTAAGATACGCAATTTTCTCTTCACTACGTTGTATCTCTGGATCAGAGTCGTAGTAATGTTCCATCTCACCTTTGAGAATCTTCAGACCGTTGAATGGATCTGGTTCCCATCCTTTTGATTTGATTGCATCTTCATCCATCTTGCCGTTATAGTACAACCACTTGTCTTTAAGTAAAATCTTCTGTACGTGTTCGGCACGTTTAAGTGATAACTTGGCTGTAGATAGGTACTGCAAATATTTCGCATGTAACATCGGTGTGTTACGAGACGTTTCGTCAAGTTGGTGTGTAGGGATTTGACAATCCGTTCTCCACTCACCTAATATCATTTCTAAATCTAACTTCATAATTTAATCCTCACATTGTATATAGTCGCACATTTGTTCCCAATATTCTTTCGCATCATTGGGTACTACATATGCCATTGTCATTCTCCAACAATCACTGTATGCACTATGGTAACATAGATCACCGTCACCATAATTACCAAAGTATCCTGCTTTCGCACTCCACCCCTTTTTATCGGGCATAGTCACTACCTTGTTGTTCTCTTTATCATACCACTTGAACCAACCATCACCAGTTTCACTCCACGTAAATAAAATATTATATGTCGAAGAGTTAGCGTTATTGTGCCAGTCAATAAAACCTTGAGGCGGATACAGTTGAGTTAATGCGGATTCTTTGAATCCGACTTCTAGTCGCATATCCTGATCAACACCATTATAATCTTTTTTGTACTGAGTGTCAGTACCACGATAGTGATCTGGTTTTATTGGATATGAGAAGGCGGCTCTAGGTGAACCATCATGATTCTCCCCCATCTTCAAAACTTCTCTTAGGTATTCATCTGATACGTATTCTTCCCCATGCCCAAGTAAGTCAGACAGAGGTAGGTTGGTTTCGGTGATGTCATATTTATCACGATACAAATAACGAAACCTTTCTAATATATCAAGAACCCTTGGATTCTTCAATTCAATAAAATGCATATTATCTCAATTCAAAAGACGAAAATCTAAACTCCACATTAAAGGTTAAAAACGATACGGTAGACGTATTGGCAGTCAACGCTATAGAACTAATATTTGTTGGTATACAGTCCTTATATAGTATCTGCGTATTCGCATTGTTATGACTGGATAGGATACTGACAGTAATGTCACGATATGGATTGAACTCCGCATCTGAATTAGATGTCTGATTTAAGTTCAACGTATTCTCTAACCAACCTTGCATCTCTTTATATGATACCATGTTTTCGTCAAGTATGATATCCATAGTAAGACTACCGTATGTAATCTTATCTCCCGCTAAAGGGATAGAAGTAATCCTTGGTGTTCCCAGTTCCAATGGGGAAACTGTAGAGCCAGGGTGGTTTACTCCTTGTGCAAAGTACTCAAGGTTTGGGTAATTTTGCCTACTTATTATAACACGAAATCCAGTAGGTTGCAAGTAGTTTTTGTTAGTAGTTAGTTCTGCCATTAAATGTTCTCCTATACCCT